CAGCAGGCTGTCCAGCAACTCCTTCGGTACTGCTTTCTTTGCTACGGCCATCATCGCTCCTTGGGGCGCGGCAGTTTCCTGCCAAATGACCGTTTACACAAAAATTCTTACACGCCCTGGATCAAGGTCGCATCCCAGACCACCCCAGCCGGTTGGCCTTCGGATTCGACCAGGCGCAGCAGGCCCTCCTGGTCAGCCGGCGCCGACTCGCGCAGCGGCACGTAGGTTTCGATCACCTCAACCGCGGCCTGCAGGGTGATCACGCCGTTTTCCAGGGTGTAGGGGTACGACCAGTAGCGGCCGTCGATGCAGAGCACCGCCGAGTCGGGATAGACCGCTTCCAGGTCGAACCAGCGACGGTCGCCGGGGGCCACGTTGGCGTTGACCACCTTGTCGAGCGCCGCACGGACCATGTCGATGGTCCGCTTCATGTCCGGCGCCGCTTCGCGCAGGGCCATGCCGCGCAGGCCAGAGATCGGGATCTTGATCACGGCAGGCGGCCTTCGAGCTTCTGGCCGTCGGTCGTCACGACAACGATGCGATCGCCGCGCTTCGCCCAGCTGAGCACTTCAGCTTCGCTGACCGCGACCTCTTTGGTCTTGCCGGTCGGCTTCTTTTTTTCGTCGAGGATCGGCACCTGCCGCTTGACCGCCTTGGCGGCCTGGGCTGCCGTCAGCTCAACGGCGGTGGTGTCTTTGCTTTGCTGCGGGGCTTGTCCGGCCATGGCGTATCTCCTGTCTGTAATGGCACACAACAACGGTGTGCCGACAGGATGCCGCCGGGCCTACCCCCAGCGCAGGGGGTAGGGGTACGGATAGCAGAGGGAAATTGTTGAGCTCAGGCGCGCTTATGCAGCGCACATTCCTCCATGGTTGCCTGAGCATTACTACGCGTCATCACACCAAGTGAAGACGCAAGGGATAGCAAAGCCATGGCTAAGCGGGCCAAAGCAATCCCTGACACAGGTCCGTTTCCGAATACAGCACGACGTAACGTCACGAACACCGACTTAATTGCCATCCAGATCGCAACAACAATAGCCATCGACAGTGCAACAATCGAAGATTCAACCATGTACTCGATCATGATCAACGACGACTGCTCGCGCACTGACTTCACCAGTCGTTGTAAATCCGGATCTTCAGTGGCAAACATGGCATCTATCTTTTGCCGCATTCCTGCGTCCTCTGCTTTATGGGATTCAGCCCATCCAGCTAAGTAAGCGAAATGGAAGAAAGTCAGCGACTCGGTGTGCCGCAAATGCCCGTTGAGGAGATTGCGCAGAGCAACATAAACAGGATGATCCAGCCCCAGCCCGCGCTGCAGGAAATGCTGGCGGACCTTGTTATCGCGCAAGTCGAACAACTTGTCCCGAGCCGAATCAAGAACGGTTGGTCTCCAGATATACGGCCAAGTGAAAATCATCAGGATCAGGCCAATCCCTAAAAGCGTGAGTTCCATCATGCATCTCCCAGAGGCGTGCCACCGGTCTCGGTCAAGCCACTGCTAGTCCGATTTGGATCAGTTTCTTCGACCAACGATTGAAGCTTACTTTTCTCGCCAATGATGCGCTGCTTACCTTTGCGCTCCCGCCACCACGCTACGCTTGCCGTTCCACCCCAAGCGAACAGGACAATGCTCCCCAAGTCTAACGCCTCTATAACCTTGGCTGTTGCACTAATTTCGTCTGCCCCGAGGCCGCCGAGAACTTGGTTCAACCCATCGAAAGCCAACTTTATTGCAAATAAGCCACCGACAATTGACGCTATATGCCGAACCGTCTTTGCCCCAGACGAGAATCTGTTAGCGGAAATGACCGCTTTTTTATACTCGAGTTCATTCTTGTTCATATTCGAATTGTATATCAACAATGAGCACGGCTAGTCCCGGCAATCCTTCTCGATCGCTTCCCGAAGCCCCTTTATTTCCTGCTCTCGCTGACGCAGGCTGTTCTGCATCCCGAAGTCCTGGTAGCGCGCCTTTGCCTGTTCGGCGTAGCGCAGATCTCGCCGCGCCTGGTCGCAACGACGGCCTCTATCCCGGCGCTCGGCCTCGGCACGCGCTGCCGCTCGGTCGGCACGCTCTTGCTGGATCGCCGCCCGTTCAGCCTCTTCCGACGCCTCACGCGCCTCGATGGCGTTGCGCTCGCTCCTGGCGCGGTTGGTCTGGCGCATCCGGTCAACGCGTTGCTGGTCGGTCACCCGGTCTTCCAGGGCGCCCACATGCTTCGCATCAGGCGCACACGGCGCATCGGAATAAACCGTCTGGCCTTTGCTGGTGCATTTGTACTGGGCGAGTGCCGGAAACGCCGCTGCCAAAAAGATGAGAAGTAGATATTTATGCATAAATCAAACGCGGTTAAAGTTCATCCCGAAGACACTATGAAAGGTGATGCGATGAGCGATCAAATCAAGGAATGCCCGAAGTGCCACTATATTCGCCAGCCGGAAGACACGGCGCCGGCCGATGAGTGTCCGAAATGTGGTGTGATCTACACGAAGGCCATGGTCAGGCAGGGCAAAAACGGCCCGGCGATTCCGGCAACCTGGAAACCGCAAGAAAGCGCTGATCCAGGCGCGGCAACTACGAGGCCAAACGATAATCCTGTCGAACAGGTAACGACCGTTGTGAACAACCTCGTCGATTGCATGGTTTGCGGCAAGCCCCATTCGTACCAGGCGCAAATCTGCCCAACCTGTGGCCACCCGAACCCGGACGCACCGCGCACCGCCGGCCTCATTGCCGGCGTAATTGCCATCACTCTGGGCATTGATGCCGCGCTGATGCCGTACTTTGCCGCTGTCTTCCTGGTCCCTGCCACGTTTGCTGCAGCAGCAGTCACCGCCATCCTGCGCATGCGCACACTGGCAGTCATCGCCCTGATTCCCGCCTTTGTTGGCCTGTACGGGATTTACACAGTCTCCAAGGAAATCCGGGCCAACCAGGCGGCAGCCGAAAAGGCGAGCGCGAGAATGCAAAGCGATATGGCACGTGAACAAGCACGCATCCAACGCGAGATTGACCAGATACTCAGAAACCACTGAATCAAGAACGCTCGCGCGCACTAAACATGCCTTTACAAGGTTTTATAAAAGCCCAAGGCGCGTCGAGCGACAAGGTCGGCTCATACCCGCGCCAATAGTACCGAGCTAGCCAGCAACGCAGCGAAAGAAAAAGCCGCCAACCGCAGCCTTACCAATTCGCGATCCCGCGTTGAAATCGCCCGCTCGAGACTGGAGCACTTGAGTCTCAAATTCAGCAGCTCGGTTGCTGCATCCCGGTGCTCGATCCGCATTGCGTCCACGCCATCCACGCCCATGACGCGATGCAGGAACCGCCAGGTCTGCCAGCCAGGCTCGCCACACTGCGCCTCAATCTGGCGCACCAGTGCGTTCAGCGCGACGCGCTCACCCTTCGTCAGCGGCCTGCTCGGCACGGGTGGGTAGTTGTGGATGTCGCCGGCGGCAACCTGCTCGACCGGCCCGTCGAATCGCTGATTCACCGCTTTCCCTTGTTGATGATATCGCCTGACGCCTGCTGCCCGACGTCGCCTAGGATGGTCTGCTGCACCGTGTATTTCGGTGATCTAGCCGGCATCGGTCTGGCGCCGGCCTCTAGCGCCCCCATCGCCGCCGCCTTGACCGCCAGTGGAGCGGCGCGGAACAGGTCGAGCATCTGACGCTCGTCTGACGTGAGCACGCCTGCCGTGCTTCTTTCCCCGGTTACCACGTAAAGCACATCGACACCGATCCGGCTGATGGCTTGCAGATACTGAGCGTCCGGGGTGCGCTTTCCGGACTCGTAATTGATCTGCGCAAGCTTTTTGATGCCGCCTATCTCACCAAGGGCCACCTGACTCAACTTAAGTCGCTCGCGCTCTTCGCGCAACCTATTGCAAATATCCATATAGATACCAAGAAATCAGTTGACAGGCATCCAATTGGATACCACAATTGGCTTCGTGTACAGATTTTTCACCGCATTAATCCACGCAACAACCCACAGGAGTAGGCCATGTCATCAAGCCAGCGCCATACCGAGTTTGTTCAGCAAGCCCAGCGGCGGAACGGAAAGCGACTGGTCACTCGCGATCACGCCGCCGAAATCCTGCAATCGTCTCCTTCGCTACCTGGCCTGGATCAACGCCAGGAAACACGCCAGTCAAAGCAAGTAAGCGGTATGCCATTTTTCGGGCCTCGTACAAGCCGGCCGGCTCGCCCTCTTCAGCGTGTTCAGGATGGGCCAGCAGCAGATCGTAGCGCTCTGCCGAGCGCTTCAGAGAATCCCGCACCTTCGATGCATTCGGGTGATCCCGCAGCAACTGGGGAAGCACCTCAATAAGCAGCATGAACACCCCGTTCGACCAGTCATCGACCGCATCGATTTCAGCACGTAGCCGAACAAGTTCCTGGCGCAGCGCCGCTTCATCCATCCCGCTCTCCCATTTTATGACTACCGCAATTTACCACATCACACCATGACCAAAGCAACCCACCACCACCCGCTGCCGTACCCGCAAACACCGGGCAGCGCGCATTCGTGGTTCAGATCGCACGGTGTCTGCGTCGCGCACTGGGCGCGTGATCTGGGTCTCGAACGCCAGATCGTGGTCGACGCACTGCGCGGCAAGATCAAGGGCCATCGTGGCAAGGCGCACCGCGTCGCAGTGGCGCTGGGCATCAAGCCGAATCCCGATAGCGGCAAGCAGAGTAAGGCATGAGCGTCGTTCAATCCTCAAGCCAGACCCGCCGCGTGCTGCGCCTGCTTTTCGTCTTGCAGGGCCATGGTTTCAACGGCCTTCGCCTCAAGCAGGTGGCTGAACGCCTTGGCGCCAGCCCCTCAACTGCCTACCGCGATCTTGAACTGTTGGCTGACGAGGGCATGGCCGAGCGCGTTCCCGGCCAGGAAGACTGCTGGCGCCTCACCCCCAAGCTCATTCAGCTCGCTTTTGCGCACCAGGACGAGACCAACCGCCTGGAACAACGCGTATCCGATTTTCACCGGCGCTACACACGCCAATCTTGAATAGGGAGATTTTTTCATGGCACGCAAACCCCTTCCGCCGGCAGAAGTTCACGGGCCGACTGTTATCACCGCTACGCCGCCCGACATCGCCGAGGCCGAAATCCTGATGCGCCGTGAAGAGGCCGCAACTGCCCTGGCCGTCACGCAACAAGATGCGATGGTACGCGCCGTGGCGCAGCGCCTTGATTACCAACTTCCAGCCGACTGCACCGACCCCGACCTGATCCAGCGCGATATCAGCGCCAACATGCGACGCAGCGTCGAGGCGTGCCTTGAGATCGGCAAAGGCCTTCGCGTGCTCAAGGAAGCTTGCCAGCACGGCGCATTCATGGCTCGCCTGGAAGTTCTCGGCATGGAGCAACGAGTAGCGAATCGATTCATGCAGGCAGCGATGAAATTCTCAAAGTGGACGGCGCCGTCCACTTTGGGGGTTATTGGAAACCAGTCAAAACTATTCGAAATGCTCGTTCTTGACGACGAACAAATCGAGGAACTCGAACTCACCGGCCAGACCGGCGATCTCAAGCTTGACGACATCGCTGACATGTCGATGAAGGAACTGCGTGCCGCACTGCGCAACGAGCGCGCCGAGCATGCCGCGACCGAGAAGCTGCTGGCCGACAAGCGTAGCGAGCTGGAAAACACCAGGCGCAAGGTGGCCAAACTGGAACTGCGCATGCCCACCTGGGACGAGCGCACCGATGACTTCAAGCGCGAGATCAGTGAGCGCCAGAATCTGCTGGATAAGCTGATCGCCGCGCACCTGGAGGCCAGCAAGGCGCTGGACGTCTGGTACACCAACGAGGTGTGCGCCAGCCCAGATTACAACCCGGAGGTGGTGAGCACCATGCCGCCCGCCGTGCAGGGCGTGCTGCTGACGCTGGCCGATGCGGTCGACCGTACGGCAAGCCTGGTCGCCGCGCTGCAGAACGAGCTGCAGGCCCGCTTCGGCGCAGACATCGAGGATGCCCGTCGCTACCTGCTGCTGGAACCGGGCGAGCGGGAAATCGGATCGGATGCGTGATGGAGGCCGACACCATGGCAACTCAACTCACGCCGGAGACACGCAGTTATCTATGCGCGCTGGCGCTGCGCCTGGATGGCGCACCACACGGCGGTAAAGGCCGGATCGTCGATGAGGCGGCGCAGTTTCTCGGCTGGTCCGCACAAACGGTGCATCGCCAACTCGCCGCCGCGGCTGGCCGCAACACTGGCCGGGCCACGCGGGCAGACAAAGGCACCACGTCGGTCTCGGCCGATGCGCTGCGCATGCTCGGCGCCGTCGAGCGTGAGGCAATCCGCGAGAACGGCAAGCAAACGATGTTCACGACCACGGCGCGCGGCATGCTGGAGCAGAACGGCATCGCCTTCGCTTGCTCCAACGGCCACCTGAACCGCCTGCTGCGCGACCGCAAGTTGAGTGTGGACGCTCAGCGTGCCGCTGATCCTGTCCAGGCGCTGAGGGCGCCGTACCCCAATCACACGCATGAGGTCGACCCATCGCTGTGCCTGGTGTATTACCTGCGCGGCCGGCAGTACATCATGCGCGATTCCGAGTTCTACAAGAACAAACTGGACGCGCTGGCCAAGGTCAAATTCAAAGTCTACCGCTACGTGCTGTACGACAAGGCCAGCGGCGCGCTAGTCCCGTGGTATGTCGAAGCGGCTGGCGAAAACCAGCACAGCCTGTTTGAATTCCTGATGTTCTGTTGGGCCAAGCAACCGGGCCGGCTGTTCCACGGCGTGCCCAAAGTGCTGCTGTGGGACAAGGGCAGCGCCAACACCAGCGCTGCGATACAGAATCTGCTGCGCGCGCTCGAAGTCGATGCCATCGATCACCAGGCTGGCCGAGCTCGCGTCAAGGGCGGGGTGGAAAACGGCAACAACCTGGTCGAAACGCAATTCGAAAGCCGCCTGCGTTTCGAGCCGGTCGACAACGTCGCGCAGCTCAATGCCGCCGCTTTTGCATGGGCCAATGCCTGGAACGCCAACCTGCTGCCTGGCCAGGATACCCGCCTGCGGCGGCGCGGCCTGGCGCAACCAGTGTCGCGCTATGACCTGTGGCAGTTGATCAACGCCGAGCAGCTGCGCATCCTGCCGCCGGTCGAGGTCTGTCGGGCGCTGATGGCCGGCAAGATCGAGACGCGCAAGGTAGCTTCCAACCTGCAAATCCAGTTCCGCCATCCGGCGGCGGATGGCTCGGCCTTCTACAGCGTCAAGGGGCTGGATGGTGTATGTGTCGGCGACACGATCAACGTCCGCCCGCTGGTCTACGGCGATTGCGCGGTGCAGATTGAGGTACCGCGCTACAACGGCGAATCCCTGGTCTACCGCGTGGAGCCCGAGCGCGACTTTGACCGCTTCGGCCAGCCCGCAACAGCGGCGGTGATCGGCGAGCAATACAAGGCCTTGCCCGAAACCGCCATCGAGCAAGCGGCCAAGGATATGGACGCACTGGCATATCCCGGACTGGACGCCGAGGGCATCAAGCGCGCCAGGGAGCGCAAGGAAACGCCGTTTGGCGCGGGTCTCGATGCACACAGCCACCTGCAGGACATCGCGCTGCCGACCTATTTCCCGCGCACCGGAAGCGAGATTGAGGCACCGGCCCACGTGCTGGCGCCAGTGGAAACGCTGGATGCCATCGGCGCCATGCTGCGCATCGTGGATGCCGTTGGGCGAAACCTGTCACCGGAGGAACACACCTTCCTCAGTCGTCGGCTCGCTGATGGGGTGACGGAGGCGCAGTTGCAGGCCTTGATTACTCAATTCCGGGGCGGCGCCACATCGGTACAGGAGCGCGCAGCATGAAATCGCCTTTCACTCTCCGCCTCAAAAAGGATCTGGCTGACATCGGCCAGACGCAAAGCGACCTGGCCCGTTTCGTTGCTTTGTCGCCGGCGACGATTGCGCAATTGTGCAATCACGGTTTCTGGCCGAAGAGCGGGCCGCGCGAAGAACTGCGCGCCCAGATCCTCGCCTACCTGGCCCAACACGGCGCCAGCGCCGAAGTCATGGCCAACACGTTCGAATTGGCGGACCCGCGCGGCAACGCGGTTCCGCCTGTCACCCCTGAAATCAACCTGCAGGAAAACCCGGAGGACCTCTCTATGCTACTACGGAAACAGACCCTGACGCGGGAAGCGAAAGCGCACTTTCACATCCCCCGCGATCCCTTCACCGACGAGATGATGAGCGACGCGGATGTGTTCGTGTCGGACGACATCCGTTATGTCCGTGCCAGCATGCGGCAAGTGGCCAAGCATGGCGGCCTGCTCGCCGTGATCGCCGAATCGGGCGCCGGCAAGAGCACGCTCAAGCACGACATGGCCGAGTGGATCAACACCAACGGTGAGCCGATCACGATCATCGAGCCGTACGTGCTGGGCATGGAAGACTCGAACGTCAAGGGCCGCATGCTCAAGGCCGCTGACATCACCGGCGCCGTCATCCGCGCCGTGTCGCCCGGTGCCCGCATGCGCGCCAGCCACCAGGACCGCGCCGGGCAGATGCACGAGGTGCTGCGGGCCAGCGCCATTCTCGGCCGCAAGCACCTGCTGGTGATCGAAGAAGCGCACTGCCTCGCAACGCCGACGCTCAAGCACCTCAAGCGCTTCTACGAAGTGCAGGAAGGCTTCAAAAAGCTGCTGTCGATCATCCTGATCGGCCAGACCGAGCTGGAAACCCGCCTCTCCGAGCAGAACCCGGAAGTGCGCGAAGTGGTGCAGCGCTGCGAGTTCGCCCGACTCGGCCCGCTGGCCGGCGCGCTGGAACCGTACCTGCGCCACAAGTTCGCCAGGGTCGACGTCAATTTCGATGCGATTTTCGACAACACGGTGATCCCGGCGATCAACGAGCAACTGCGCACCGAAGTCACGCGGCGCGTGCGCGGCGGTCAGAGCCAGACGCAACAGATCTCGCTGTGCTACCCGCTGGCGGTCAACAACCTGGTCAGCGGGGCGATGAACCAGGCATTCCGCATCGGTGCGCCGAAGGTCACCGGCGATCTGATCGCAGCTACTGTGCGCCGGGAGGTGTGACATGAACCAAACCGCACCCACCTGGCGTACGACGCCCGTGCCGGAAATCCTGTCGCCGGCATCGCTGCCGGCTGTCGGCGGCCCGATCGGCGACGCGCGCCGCAACATCGACCAGATGGTCGAAGACATGAAGACCGCGATGCGTTTCGCGATCCGCAACTCTCTGCCGATCCTGACGATGGCGGTCGACCGCAACGGAGCGTACCTGGTCATCGCGCCGGTCGCCCACGCCCATGAGGTATTCGGCGACGAATGCGGGCTGATCAGCGCCAAACCCGAGGGCGGCATGGTCGTCGAGCAGTGGCTCGGCTGCGTCGACAACGTGCGCGTGTTCTGGCGCGAGTTCAAGCCGGCGCACTGACCATGGAACTCGATCTCGACCGCGTACTGGCCAGCATCGCGAAGCAGAAAACCGCTCGCAGCGACGTGCTTGCCGCCCAGCTGAAACTAGCCCCGGAAGCGCTCGCTGCAATGCTGCAACCGGCGGTCGAGAGCGGGTACCTGATCGCCTGCGCAGTGATCCGCCCAGGCAAGCCTGATGCGGTCGACTACCGGGTTTCGGAAGCCGCCAGCGGCGCCGCCAAGCCCATGTCGTTCGGTGACTTCCGCATCGTCGGTCGGCCCAAGGGCACGCCCATCCCGCTCAAGCAAATACAACCTGCACGGCGCCAGATCGCGCCGCCCGCAATCTCTACGGAGCCAGTCATGGCAAAAGACAAACTCACCCGGCAGCAGGTACTCGCCGCCATCGTCGCCGCCGGCAAAACCGGCATCTACCGCAAGACGCTGATCGAGCAGTTCGGCGTCCCGGAAGCCAACATCGATATGCATGTCACCGCGCTGTCTCGCCAGTCGCCGCCGGTGATCTACAAGCCGGAGCGCGGCCTGCTGTGCGCCATCGAGTTCGAGTCGGCGCCGCCGGCACGAACCGTGGTGGCCACCGCGGCAGGCACCAGCATGGCCGCCACCTGGCAACGGGTGATGCACTACCTGGAGGACCGCCCGGTCGGCACCGCAACGATGCCGGCGGCCATCGCCCAGGCGATCGGCTGCACCGAGGAGAGTACGCGCAAAGTGCTGCTCGGCCTGTTCGCGGGCATGAAAATCGACCGGACCAAGATCGGCGACGACTTCGCCTACTTCGTCGGTGAGGCCCCGGGCGAAGGGGAAGATGCCGCCGCCCGGCCGGCGCCCGACCAGGAAAGCGGTGATGGCGAGGCGCTGGCACAGGAACCGGTCGCCGCGCTGATTTCCACCCCGGCCACGCCCCTGGCCAGCGCATTGATGTCCGAACAGGACGTCGCGAACTTCATGAACAACCTTGAGCCCGAGCCGGACACCTGGCCGAACAAGGCGCCGGTGCAACAGGAGGCCGAATTGGCCAGAGCTCAGACTGCCACTGCGCCCACCGGCTTCGACGAAGTGGTTTTCACGGACGCCGCGATGACCGAAATGGCCGTCTGGAGCAATGGAGCGCTCACCATCGACGACGGCGCGACCACAGTGCAGCTGTCGGTCGATGTGACCCGCAAGTTGCGCAACTACCTTGGCCTGTTCGAAGGGAGCGCAACGTGCTGAGCCTGGCTGACCAGATCCGGGCCGCCGGCGAGCAGGCAATGCGCGAAGCCGCTGCTGTCCTCCGCAACCAGGCCGAGTGGCAGGAACGCCGCGCCCGCGGCCTGGCGCCGCGCCGGGCCGGCCTCTCGACAATCATTCTCGCGCGCCTGCCGGCCTCGGCAGAAGAGGCGGTCGACCTCAAGCAGATCCGCGAGTTGCTCGCCGACATCGACTACGCCGACGGCGGCCTCACCGCGGCACTGAGCTACATGAGCAACGCAAAGCAGATCTCGCGCATCGGCGAGAAGTCTTCTTACCGCTACTGGAAACCATAGGAGCCATCATGGCCAAGAAAACCCGACTCAAAACCCCCGCAGTAGCGGTCAGCGTGCCGCAATCGCGGGAAGCCGCCGCCGATGCTGTCGCGCAGATCGGCCGCATCAACCGCGACCTCGCTCGCCTCGAGGCGGACATGAACGACGAGCTGGCGGCCGTCAAGGCACGCCACGAAACTGCCGCCGACCCGCTGCGCCTGCAACTGCAGGCACTGACCACCGGCGTACACACCTGGGCAGAAGCCAACCGCGACACGCTAACGCAAGGTGGCAAGGTCAAGACCGCGCCGCTGACCACCGGCGAACTGGTCTGGCGCCTTCGCCCGCCGAGCGTGCGCATCACCGGTGCCGAGGCCGTGCTCGACGCCCTTTACCGCCTCAGACTCAAGCGGTTCATCCGCGTAAAGGAAGAGGTCAACAAGGAGGCGATCCTGAACGAACCGGAAGCCGTCGCGCACGTACCCGGGATCTCGATCAGTCAAGGCGAGGACTTCGTGGTGGTTCCGTTCGAAGCCGAACTCTCGGAGGCTGCATCATGAAGCGCTGGATCAAGCTCGAAGCGCTGCCGCTCCTGCTGCTGTTGAGCGTGCATGCCTACATCTTCGCCAAAACCGATCTCGAGGCATGGCAGTCGGTGGCGGCCTTCCTGGTGTTCCTTGTTGCATCTGCTGCGACCGGCATCTTCTACGGCCACGCGGTCGCTATGTCCAGCGGCGGCGGCTTCGACTTCATCGGCCACCTGAAACGGCAGAAAACGTTTTCCCTGGCGACGTTCGGCCCGGGGCCCCGCACGCAGATGGTCGTGGACCACATCCGCAAGGAACTGGTCGAGGTCGAGCTGAATCCGGCGGATCTCGACGAATGGGTCGACGTAATCCTGCTCGGCCTCGACGGCGCCTGGCGGGCCGGCCATCGGCCCGGCGCGATCGCGGCAGCCATCGCCGCGAAGCAAGCGCGCAACGAACAGCGGCAGTGGCCGGACTGGCGCGAATGCAATCCCAACAAGGCCATCCAGCACATTCGGGCCGGCGGCGAGGTGGTCGATACGTCGAAGGGAGGTGCGTGATGTCCATCATTAACCCGCCGTGGTGGCACGACAAGATTGAGATGTCTGGCACGGGAATTATCCGGGCCGCAGACGGCAGCGTGGTCTGCGTTCTTTCTGCGCCAAATTACGAAAACCCGGCTGACCTGGAACACAACGCCGCCTTGATTGCACTTGCGCCTGAGCTTGGCCAGGCGCTCTCTGCTCTGGTTTCAGTCATGCGCAAGTCCGATGTCGAGCAGTCTCCTGGTGCCGATTGTGACAGCGAGGAATGGGACGCTGCGCTCGACGATGCGCAGTCCTTACTGGACCTGTTGGCCGAAGACGGCGTTTCCTTCGAAGACAAGCTGGAGGGTTGATCATGTGGTTCAAGAACCTGATGTTGTACCGCCTGCCGGCGCCCTGGGCGATGTCGCTCGACAAGCTCGTCGAGCAGCTGCAGCGCGGTGAGTTTTCCCCGGTGGTCGGTTCGGATCCGATGTCCCGCGGCTGGATCGCGCCGCGCGCCGATGGCGACCTGGTCTATGCCGCGAACGGTCATTGGCTGATCCGGCTGCAGATCGAGTCGCGCCTGTTGCCGCCCGAGGTGATCCTCGCCGAGGTCAACAAGCGGGCCGCGAAGGAAGCCGAGCTCCAGGGCTATCCACCCGGCCGAAAGCAGTTGAAGGAAATGCGCGAGCGAGTGACGCAGGAGCTGCTGCCGACCGCCTTTACGGTCCGCCGCTCGATGTTTGCCTGGATCGATCCGAAGAACGGCTGGTTCATCATCGACGCCGGGGTGCCGGCAAAGGCGGAAGCGCTGATCGAGCACCTGTGCCACTGCCTCGACGAGTTCCCGCTGCTGCCGCTGCACACGGCACTGTCGCCGCAGTCGGCGATGGCAGACTGGCTGGCCAGCGGCGAAGCGCCGGCGGGTTTCACGGTCGACCGCGATTGCGAGCTGAAATCGAACGGGGAAGAAAAGGCAGCGGTCGCGTTCAAGCGCCACCGCCTGGACGATGTGGTCGGCGACGAGATCAAGGCTCACCTGGCCGCCGGCAAGCGGCCGACGCACCTGGCGCTGACCTGGGACGACCGGGTCAGCTTCGTGCTCACCGACAAGGCCATCGTCAAACGCTTGTCCTTCCTGAGCCTGTGCAAGGAAGAGGCCGATCAGCACGCAGAGACGGCCGACGACCAGTTCGCCGCCGACTTCGCAATCATGGTCGGCGAGTTCAGCCGCTTCCTGCCGCACCTGGTCAATGTGCTGGGCGGCGAGCAGGTCGAGCAATGAAGCCCATCCCAATCACTTTTTTCACCACCCTGAAAGGCAACACCATGAACCGTAACGAGCTCGTCAAGACCATCGCCGAAGCCGGCGGCGTCGACAAGAAAACCGCGGAAAACCAGTTCCAGGCAATGCTGACCGCGATGAAGGGCGCGCTGGCCAAGGGCGAGGACATCACCGTCACCGACAACTTCAAGCTCTCGGTCGACCAGCGTGCTGCCCGCACCGGCCGTAATCCGAAGACCGGCGAGCCGGTCGCGATCCCGGCCAAGCGCGTGATCAAGTTTGCCGCCTACAAGAACTTCCGCGACGCGGTCGCCTGATCGGAAACCTACTCCTCAAGCCCCGCGTGCGGGGCTTCTGAAGTGAGTTTTCGGAGACGACGATGTTCAAGATTCAACGATCCAACCTGCAACGCATTGCCCTGGCGATCTGCGGCCGCAAGGGTCTAGCCCTGAGCGCAGAGCAGCGCCACGAGATCCAGCTCGATGTCACGGGCAAGGCGAGCATGAGCGAGATGTCGATCACGCAGCTCGAAGACCTGGTTGCCCACCTGCGCCGCCTGCAGCAGCTGTCTGCCCCGGCAGCTGCAGACGCACCAGCAACCGGCAGCCCCGGCGAGTGGCGCTTTGTTTTCCGGATGGCCAAGGAACGCCAGATCTACGGGCAGAAGATCTACCGGCTCGCGCAGCGTATCGGCAAGCTGCAGGATCCACCGGTGCCGGTGATGAGCAAGGCGTATATCGAGGGGATCACCAAACAGATGCGTGGCACTGACCAGCCGCTGGAGTTCTGCGACTGCGAGCAGCTGCTGCGGGTGATCCAGGCGCTCGAAGTGTTCGTGAAGCGGCACGGTGCATGACGCCTGAACTGCTCGCCGAACTGGCTCGCTACCCGGCGTTTCCGCCATCGGCGGCGACGCTGATGCATGTCGCGGGTATTGATGCGGCGGCGAAGCTGATTGGGGCATGGCCCGGCCAGGACGTGCCGATGCCGGGGGTTCCGGGGGGCACGCTGGCCGCCGGCCGGCGCCTCTGGCAGCGACTGGTCGATGTCGTCGGCACCGATGCCGCCACGCGCCTGGTGCAACACTACGCCGGGACCGATATGTTGATCCCGAACCTGAAGCAGGTGATCCAGCAGCGGTCGCACGAGCTCATCCGCCACGAGTTCGACGCCATGATCCGCGATGGCGTCAGCGGACGCGTGGCGATCTTCGAACTGGGCATCAAACACCAGGCGACGCGTAAAACCATCGAGAAGGTATTGAAATCGCCTTCGCTGGCCATTGAGCCGGCCAACCTGCAGGCGCCGACTCAACGCGCCCGCAAGATCGTCATCAAACCTGTCGACGAAGCTCAGGGCACGCTCTTCTAGCAGCCGCCCTCCGTACCGCTACCCCCTGCGACCACCCCGGGTCGCTGCGTAACCTGACCGGCATCTGCTGCCTGTCCCGGGGGTTACATGTCCAAATCGATTTACGAGCGCGTTGCCGTCGGCGTGCTGAGCTTTTCTGCCCTCGGCTTTACCGGCTGGGCGGTGCACGAAGGCTATTCATCGACGGCAATCCAACCTGTTCCTGGCGATCGCTGGACCGTCGGCATGGGAAGCACACTGCGCGACGACGGTACACCAGTACAGGCCGGCGACAAGATCACGCCAGCACAAGCGATTCGGCGAGCAGTCAAGCACATTGCGGGCGACGAAAAGGTATTGCGCGAATGCTTCGGTGAGGACGCCAAGCTGCATCAGCACGAATGGGATGCCTACGTTGACCTGGCCTATAACGTCGGCGCGCCGGCGGTTTGCCGATCCAGCATCGTACTCAAGGTGCAGAGCGGCAACTACGAGGCCGCCTGTAAAACCATTCTCGACTTCAAACGGGTACAGGGCCGTGACTGCTCGGCGCCACAGAACAAGGGGTTCTGCGGGGGAATCTGGACCCGGCGCCAAGCGATGGCTCACCTGTGCCTGACTGGAGAGCGTCCATGACGCTCGCCGATCGCCCGCGCTGGGTCGACGTCATCATCGTCATCGTATTTGCCCTCCTGTGCATCGGCGCCGGCTGGACTGCGCAAGGCTGGCGCAAGGACCGCGACATCGCCGAGCTCAAGCAGACCCATGCCGATCGCGACCGCCGGGCCGCCGACGCCAACGCAAATCGCCTGGCGACCGCCCAGGCACGCGGCGACCAGCTCACGCTCGAGCTGGTCGGCTACCGCGAAACCCTTTCAATTTTTGCCCAGGAGAAAACCCGTGAAATCGATCGTCTTGCGACGGGTCGCCGTTGTCTTGATGGTGGCCTTGTCGGCGTGCTCAACCGTACCCCCGCCGCCCAGCGCGGAGGGCTTGTGTCCCAAGCCACCGGCCTATCTGTACGCACCGATGGAGCCGCTGCCGCCGGTGCCGATGACGGGCAATACGCAACCGACCGCGACGTCTCAGGCTGGATCAACCTCGCCCGAACCCGGTACGACACCTGTCGCGCCAAGCTCGACGCCATCCGGCTTTTCTACGAAGGAAAAGGCCAATTGAGCGACATCATCGACCGCGCCCAGGAGCGCGAAGAAGAAATGCGCCAGGACGCCCTGGCCGACCGCGCCCGCCAGGCGCAGACCACGGCAGGTGATAGCGCCACGGTCTGCGCCATGTGCGGCGAAGACATCCCGGAAGCCCGGCGCGAGGCGGTGCCCGGCGTGCAAACCTGCGTCGAGTGCCAGAGCGATCTGGAACGGCTCGGCATGTCGGTGCGGAGAGGCTGATGGATATGGATATTCGCGTCTGGCTGCAGCTGGTCAACATGATCGGAACGTTTGCGCTTGGTGTCTGGCTGTACCTGGAGAAACGCAACGACAAGACGAACGAGCGCATCACAGACCTGGCAAGCCGGGTCGATGCGATGGACAAGGATGTGTCCTCCCTGAAAACAACCGCTGAAAACGCCTTGAATCACGACCACCTGGCCAAGGTGTACGAATCGGTCAACACCCTGTCGGCAACGGTAAATCAACTCGTCGGCGAGAACCGCGGCCAGTCGGACACCTTGCGGCTCATCCTCAACCAGATCACCGCGAAAGGCATGAAATGAACGCCCAGGACGTGAACACTGCCGCACGGCGCCTGCAGATTCTCAGGGCATTGGCCATGCGGCCGCGCTACCTGGCGGAAGCCAGAAATCTACGCGGCGAACTTGAGGTCACCGGTTATCCGATGACGCTGACCAAGCTGATGGTTGATGCGGCCTTCCTGGTCGATCTCGGCCTGATCAGCGCGCCATCTGAAGGCATCATCGCCTTGACGGATGACGGCCTGTCGGTGGCAAACGGCCTGGTCCGCCTGCCCGGCATCGGCACGCCCACGCCCGGGGAGTTATAACGTGGGTCGCCGCTCGAAGGTCAGCGCACTGCCGCAAGACGTCGTTGATGAACTGAACAGCAGGCTGATCAATTCCGGTTTTCGCAATTACACCGATCTCTCGGATTGGCTCAAGTCGCTGGGCTACGACATCTCGAAATCGGCCGTCGGGCGGCATGGATTGGAGCTGGAAGCCGAGTTCGAAGAAGCCATGGCCGACGCCCGGAGAACCCGCGCGCTCGCCCGTGCAGCCAGGGAAGCTGGAGGCGAAAACGATAACGCCATGCTGGAGGCGGCGACCGAAATCATGCAGGACAACCTGCTCAGGGTCTCCATGCAGGTCAAGAACGACGACGACCCAACCCAGGCCGCAAAAACCCTGTCACTCGTCGCCCGGGCATTTGCCGATGTCGGCCGCCTCGATATTGCCAGGCAGAAATGGCAAACCGAAGTTCAAGCTCGGGCGGAAGAAACTGCGGCGAAGGTCGAGAAACTCGCGAAGAAGGGTGGCATGTCCGCCACGACGGTCGACGAAATCAAGCGCTCGATTTTGGGGATTGCGTCGTGACGATCAGCCCGCTTAAGACCGACTTAGAGAGTAAAGGCCGCACAGACACCCCGGCCGCACTGCTCAAGTACCAGCAGGACTGGATTGCTGACACCTCAGAACTCAAGATTGCCGAGAAGTCTCGGCGGATCGGTCTGACTTGGGCAGAGTCAGCAGACAACGTGTTGATCGCCTCCAGCGAGGGCGGCAGCAACGTGTTCTATATCAGCGCGACGCAGGACATGGCTATCGAGTACATCGAAGCCTGCGCAATGTGGGCGAAGCATTTCGATATGGCCGCCTCCGAGATTGAAGAAGGTATCTTTGTCGGGGCGTGTAAGAATTTTTGTGTAAACGGTCATTTGGCAGGAAACTGCCGCGCCCCAAGGAGCGATGATGGCCGTAGCAAAGAAAGCAGTACCGAAGGAGTTGCTGGACAGCCTGCTGGCTGACT